TTTCTTTAGAGCCTTCAGATATACGTTCTCTTTTTTTATGAATATTGGCATAAAGTCCAGCTTTCATATTAATATCCTTTTTTCATTGGAGTTACTGTAGCGCCTTTTGGGTATGCCTTTTCCATTTCTTTAACAAACTCAGGGCTTACCTTACCGCCTTTGCTAGGGCCAGAAGCTTTAGACTTATACCCACGCATAACTTTTTTAACCTTAGCTTGCATTTTGTCTTGTTTCATTTTATATTCCTAACCTAATGTTGAGCCGCTGCCTAGTTTATCTTCAACGCCAGCTTCTGGATTTAAACGAGCATCTGATAACAATGATCTGCCACTAGAACCACGTAATGCTCTACGTTTGCCAGAAGCTTCTTCTGCTAATCTACGTTGCTCTGTTTCTTGTTGTGCTTTTAATCTTGCATTTTCTCTAACTTGTGCATCTAATGCTGATGTATCTGGTTTACTACCACCGCCTACTAATCCACCCATGTTATATTCTCCTAAATAATGTGTAATCTTCTTGATCAGCGCTATACTTTTCCATATTGCATTCAGGAATAAACTTTAATGCATGGGCAAACTTTATAGCTACTGCATCAGACGTTTTAACAGTTATTTGTAATCTATGCAAGTGATATGATGATGTGCAGCTATCTAAAAATGCTCTAGCGCCACGAATTAGCGCGATTGGATATCTCTTAGAGCTATCGGATAGTATAGACCATGCCTCGCCTACACCTTTCCACATAAGCATGCATCCAAATACAGCTACTGGTTTACCATAAAGGAATGCAGTAACTGCTGGGCCACTCATAGATTGAACTAATAATTGTTTTTCAAAGGCTTCGTTACCCATAGCTGAGTTACGATATGACTCTAAGCCTTCCATATTGTTAAGATGGCTTAAATGAAATGGAAGAAAGTAGCCACCAGGTACATGTGGCAATAGTTCCATTAATACTTTTGGATTAATTGAATACGTCAAAGTCGCCTGTCGCTATAGTTTGGGCTATAAGGGTAGACGCTTGCAATGGGCTTTTAGTTAAACGCTTGTGTTCACCACCACCAAGCAATAGATAACCAAAGGCATCGCCAACGTGAGAGTGTTCGTTTTTATTAGGTGCATCTTTAAATCGTTCTTGACCAGCACCTACAGCAACACGCTTAAAATGATACCCACCAGCTAATGATTTACGAATCATTTTGCATTTAGTTGATATCATAAGTCCTGGTTTACCCATAATAAGTCTTTGCATAGGCGCAGCTGCTGCTTCACGTCTTACTTTAAAGTCATTAGATGGTGTTGGTTGTGCGCGTAGGCCTAATGTTCTAAGATAATCAAACGCAGTGACTTCATAAATAGCATCTCGTTGCATACCAGCTGGATCACCCCATAACATAATCTGTGCTTTAGGATAACGAGCATTTACTTCAGCTAATAATTGCTGACCAAATCTTTCAAGTCCCATGTCAAATGTTACAATCTCATCTAATATAATCCATCGTCCATTGTTTAAACGCTGACCAACAACTGCTGCTGGTGTTAAACCAAAGTCAAGACCAATCTGTAATGGCAACTCTGGATCATAATCTACTTCGCCTGACATAGCATGATCGTCATACTCTGGCCATACGGGTCTGCCTTCTTGAACATAAGTGTATTTACCTTCGGCATAACATTTAATCCAATCAAGATTCTTACCACCAAGCATCTGCATGTAATAACCAGCTGGTAGATTGCTTACGTTTTCAGCTTTGTTATTTATCTTCCACCAACGGCCACCAGAAAATATATGATCATTAGCTTCTGGGTTCTCAGGCAAATCACCAGGAGATACTTCTATGACACCACCAGGTTGTTTAAAAAAATCCCAAGCATACTTGCCAGTAAGTTTTGTTTTTTCCGCTAGTTTAAACCACCAGTGGTCATCATCCATTGGATTAGTATCCATCCAAACACCATGCCAGGTAGGTCCACCATCACGTTGTGTAGGATAGCGACCGACACGATGTGTAAGTCCATCAATAACTGCTTTAGGAAGTTCACGAGCTTCATTTACCCACGCTCCTGTCAATTCAAGTGATAGTAATTTACGTACGTCTTTAGGTTGATCTAGTGCTAAAAAGATAACTTCGCAATCAATACCCGCTGCTTCACCACGAGATGGCAAACGGATATGATGAGTAATAGGGGGAGTGTATAACATTGGTCCAAAAGTATTCTCTGGAAATAAATCTTGCCATGTTTTAATTGTTGTTGTCTTTAATTCAGGATATGAGTTACGAACAATGACAAATCGTGTATAACGAATCCCATCTAATGGTGATGGCTTTTGTCTTACTGCTCGCATCATAATCTCTGCGGCACATGCATAGGATTTACCAGAGCCAACAGGTCCCATCAGTCCGCGCACGAATGCATCTGACTGTAGAAAGTTCCATGTTGTTGGTGCGGTGCTAAAGTCTAAATCAATCCCAGGGCCATGAATGGCTTTCTGAGATGCTTCTTTTATTTTAGCCATCTATATCTTTAATCTCAAGCATCAATAACTGATTAAGCACATTGATCTGTGCTTGTAATGCATCAATAATTTGTAAGGCCTCTGCTTGATAAATGTTGTTTAATGCATATGCATCTCGCAACTTCTGAATGCGCTGATCTAAATCACTCATTATCTTTCTCCTTTGGTTGTAAACGATTTGCTACTAACATTGCATAACCAGCAATGTCAATCCAACTATCATGATGATGTGAATCACCAACAAGTATTCTTGCCATTTTAGTTACAATCATATCTAAAGACTCTTGCATATCTGGATCTAGTTGCTTCCATTCTTGAAGATCTCTTATATAAGATTTTATATCTTGAATAAAAGCAGCTTTTGCCATATAGCTACCATGAGTAATTTGTCTTTCACTCAGCAGCTGGCTGATCTGATCCTGATTCTTGTGTGACTTCGTCATTGTCTATAATCTCTGGTGCGCGTATGTTAATACCTAGTACGCTTGGTTTATCGGATTCCTCTGGATTATCTAACAAACCAGAAGCCTTAGCAAGCAATCTTAATACACCTACCTTATCCCACAACTCAATGTCCAAAGTCGTATAGCTATTTCCTTCCTTATCAACTTTAGTATTCGATTTAATACTCTTAATAGCTTGTAAGGCGTGGTCTGGTATCTGATTACTCGGTTTAACTTTGATATTGCCTTGCTCGTCCCATTCCATAATATCAGTAAGTTTTGTATTCGCCATACATAAAAGAGTATAGCTAACAGCTTCACGATTCTGTTGAAGCGTAGTCGAGCGCTCAAGTTTCTTTTGAAGGCTACGGACACCACCATAGCCAGCAAGAGACGGGATGGGGTTTTTCTTTTTGACTTCTTCAGCCATTTAGAATGGTAAGTCATCTGGAAGATCATCAAAATTTACATCTGATGTTTGAGCTGATGGCATAGGTGCTGGTGCAGAACCTTTAGCTACCTTTGGTTTTCCTAAAGATACGGAAATATATTCAATAGCAGAATGCCCACTAATTTTTTTGCTAACATTAAGATAATAAAGATTACCATTAAGATCAGCAAATTCTCCAGTAAAGTCCGCATGCCAGTCCTCTTTTTTATTTTGGTTAATAAATGCAACACCCGTTCCAGGTTTACGTTCTTTTTGCTCAGCCATTTCTTTCTCCTTAATCTATTTTTGTTGGTTTAACTCTTTTACTTATGCATTCCTCGCAAATCCATCTGCGATTCTTGCCATGTAATGCTATCTTCCATTTTCCTCCAATGCTACTTTTATACTGATAGCATGTAGAACAAAATCTATTTCCAAGAGGACTTGGTAAAGCATCCTCATATATTGCACTATTGTCCACTATATTCACTAATCGTTACCACCGCTGCCCCACCTGGTCTTGGCGTACTACGAGCAATTGATAACATATCTATTTGAGAATCGTCATCATATACACCAGCTGCCATTAACGCATCTAATATTGCCTTTAAGCAATTATCGAGATCAAATACTCTCCGACTACGAGGATGGATATAAATATTAACGTAAAGGCGAGCATTGCCAAAAGATCCCACTTTGTCTCTAAAGCAGATGCCTTGAACTGCTGTCTTAAATAACACGCCTTCTTTTGAGATAAATCTTCTTTTTCCATTTGCTCTCCAGTAAGTATTAACTGATGGTGGGTATGGCAACTCTAATATCATTGACTAATCTTATTTAAACGAGCATTGATGTCAGCTTCTTTAGAAAGATGTGTTCCAATAGCTTCGTTAATAATAAGAGCTTTAGCTTTCTTTGTTTCTTTGTGCGCTTTATCTAATAGATCAACACTTGCTGGTGTTAGTCTAACTAGAAATGGTTTTAATTCTGTACTCATTCTATGCTCCCATAATATTCTATTAAAAATCTATTTGTAACTACTTGCAGACTAGCTACATGATCTTTCCAATATTTAATATCTTCAAAATCATTCTTAAATTCTTCGCTCATAATCCTATCATTAATCTCTTTTAATGCTCTTTTTACTACATCTGTTGTAGAGTAATGACTTAATGTCATAAGATAGCAATAAAGATCATCATCTCCAAGTAAAGATTCTGCTTCATCTATACACGTTTCAATTAATGACTCACGTATAATTTCATTCATAGCTTCTGAATCAACATCTATTGCAATTCTTTTGGGAATCATTCTGTCTCCTTATATTTTGTAATGGACTTCACTAACTTTTTGTGATTCTTAGCATTAGCCTGTTTAGATTTCTCTCTTAAAAAATCAGGCAAAACTATATCTGATGCTTTTATTTCTTTTAACCCTGGCGGATCATCGCGCCATTTTGGACTCACTAACGTGGCCTTACCTTTTTCATTATGGTAAGTTACCTTAAACTCATAATCACCAAACTGTTTTCGCATGGAATACATCCATTCTTTAAGCGTCATTAAATTTCTTTTCAACCTCGCCTGTAGAAGGATGTAATACGAATTCATATTCTTTAGGAGTTTCTTTAGGAAATAATTTCTTCTTACGAAAGATACGATCAAAGTGATCATCAAAGATTTCTTTGTTGGTAAATGGTCTTGGTTTAGATCCTTTGCTCATGTCAAGTAATATATATAACAAAGATATCTATGTCAATAGCATCCTTACCTTGACTTAAAAATAAATATAACTTATATTACTCATACGGGGCCATTACCCAGCCCTCCTAAATGTAGTAGCTGACAGATAGGGATAAACGTGTTGAATCGGTGGATTCTCCTTAATTAGTTGCTCTCGGATGAGAACAAGTAACAGTATCGGGGATCAGACCACTGGGGATGTAGCGTAGTGCATTACATCCAAACTAGATAAACGAGAAGCTACAACCATATTTGGTTAGTACGATTTTAAACAATACTGTTTATTATCGGGTTAGGTTTATTGTCGCACGAACTCCATCCTATGATTATATATATTACCTATAAGATATTAGATACTTTTGTGTTTGGTTTGTACTTAATCTATATATTTATAAAGGGCGTCAGTAGGTAAGGTTTGCTTCTGTTAAGACATACCATCTTGATATTATCAGTCGTTTTCACTCAAGTTTAAAAATAGTCTGTAGAGAATGATACGATATCTCATCTAGTTAATCTGTAAAACCTAGGGAAAATTTGTGTAACATACCCTATCGACATAGTGAGGGGCGGGAGGGGGAAGGGTGGCCTCTCTAAATAAAGTAAGTTCCCCTGTAGACGTGGCCTTCATTGAGTGTAGGCGTGGTGCAAGGCATCCGCAAGTAAGCTAAATGTCCGTTAAGCATCCTTGAAAAGGTACCTAGTTCCCTTGTGAGAGTAAGCGAGACACCTCGCTAGGGGCTATGCCTTGAGACAGTAGGCGCTCAGCTGTTATGAGATCGCTTTCCTTTGTGATAGATTCAAACAAGCTAGTTAAGTCATCATCTTCATGAATTGCTGATTGATTAACCTTCAATGGTTGCTCGCTATCCTCTAACTGATTGATAACTTTATTAGTCTTTAATATCTCGCTTATGTCAGCGTTAGTGAATTGATGCTCTTTCAAATCATCATCTTTTATACTTTCATCATAGATAATGCGCCTAGTATTTCCTTTCAACATCGGGAAATAGTTTGACTTTGTCTCAATGATACCTTGCGCTTCTAACTTGTTTAAGTGTTTAAGGATGTTTTGAGGGCTGCACTTCAAATCTTTTGCAATAGTCTTTAGACTAACAAAAGAATAGCCTCCTCGATTGCAATAACTAGCAAGGATTGCCAATACTCTTAGATTCTCCCCTGATACTTTTCTATTCAAAAAGGCCTTCAAAGGAACCACACAGAAGCGCCTTTGATCCTCATTTTTAACTGTCTTTAGTTTTATTTGCTCGGGGATTTTGTATTTAGATTCAATCATTTAAGCATTTTAACAAATTATTTTACAATTAGCTATTGACAAGGATATCGCTTTAAATTATATTTAATCCCGCAGCACTCATTTATAAACTTTGAAAGGTACATAAAATGATCTATTTATCTATTGTTAGCACATCGGTCTTAATGTTGTTTTTATGGTGTATCACTAAAGACCCGCAAATTAAAACACCCTTAGGCTATGCAATTCTAGCCTTTTGGTACCTTGTATTAGTTTTACAGATAATCGTGACTTACTCATTATATTAACAATCCACAAAAGGAAAATACAAAATGAAAACAAAATATTCAAGCAATAGCGAACTGTCCCACGTTTGGGCTAATGATCCAGACCCTAGCATTAAGAAAAGCGCTAATTCTACGAGCTGCCACAATGGCAAGTTATATTCTTATAACACTGTGATTGCTCAGATCGTAACCAATCACAAAGGCCTAGACACTTTTCAGGCTGGCGTTGAAACTGTTGTTTTTAATACTGGCAGCTATAGTGTAACAACATCAAAACATCAAGGGCTAGCACATAGCGCAGCGCGTCATTATAACGCCATTTATATCAATCTCCCTGAATGGGGACTTGATAGCCTTGTCTTTGATCAAAATGATTTTGATCGATTAATTAAAGAGAGAAGCGAAAAAGAAGCCGCTGCATTATTAGTGAAGGCCTCCCGCTCTCGCTTGCATGCTTCCCGCTATTACGCGCAAGCCTTAGAGATATTTGCGAACCTTGCAAAATACGCTGCATTTTTTAAACTTAATTACAATTCCCCTGAGCTTTCAACAATTCAAGCACAAGCCGTAGAAGCTGACAAAAAGCAAAAAGAGCTAGACAAAATCAAACGCGCTGAGAGAATCAAAGAGCAAGCCGCAGCGCTCGAGCAATGGCGCGCGGGTCATGATGTCCGCAATTCATTCGAACTAACAGCGCTGCGCATTAAGAATGACGAAATCGAAACCACACGCGGCGCGCGTATTCCCATCGATCATGCTATTAAGTTTTGGGGCTTAATTAAGTCATGGCATGAAAAGGGCATTCAATATGTAAAAGATCATCATTCAATTAAGCTAGGTTATTACACTGTTAATAAGTTTGATGGAAAGACGCTGACTGTTGGCTGTCATTCGATCCCATACAGCGAGATTGAAGGAATCGCGGCTCAGTTACATCTAGCATAGAGTTATCTCTAAGGGCGTTTAAATAGCGTCCTTAGGGGCTAATTTTGGCCATTAAACCATGAAAGGTTAATAAAATGTTTACTTCACAGCGTCAGCAAATAGAACTATTAACACAAGCCCTAGCGCTTGCAATCACAGCGCCAACGAATGAAAAGGCCAACGAGTGTGTGGAAATGGCT